GTGCATTGACCTCCACCGTGAGGGTGCCGCGTATCTCGGAGAGCTGAGCATCCAGGACCTTCTCAGCCAGATCGTCGGCCTTGTCCCTCGCAGCAAGGCGTATGGCTATAGCCTCTATCATCTGCTCAGCCAGGCGGTCTATAGCCAAGAACCGCAAGTCAACCTCGTGGCGCGTTGCTTTCTTCGACATCTCTTATCCCCTCACCTACACGCTCTAAGATGCCTCGATTAAGGTCCAGCACCCAATCCTCTTTCCTCATGTCAATCCCGTACCTCACCTCAATCTGCCGCTCCAGGTCCCGACGCAATGCTGCTGCCGTGCGCCCGTACTGCTCTATTAACTCCTGGTGCCTGAGAAATACCTTGGCATCCTCTGGCTGGATATTAATCGGTGTGTTTTCTTCTCTCATTACCTCTATAAGTGCGTTCCCTGCCTCTTGTAAATCCATCTCTCCCCCTTAGAAGCCGAAGCTGATCGAGTGAGACCACGTGTAGACCGTGCCGCCCACCGCTGACTGGAAAGCCGGCATATTCCCCAGGACTACCGCATCGCCAGCTACCGTGGTCCAGAGCTCTATCGCTATGCCCCTCCCGAAGTGCCAGGAGCCAGCGGAAAAGCTCTCGAACATCCTGTACCCAACCCCAGCGCTGGCTACCATCACATTGGTTGTGCTTGCTACCAGGGAGGCCAGAGCAGTAAGCATCCCAGGCTCATCAAACCCACCACCCTCACTCGTGCCGAAGGGAATAATGATTGTCCTGTGAACTCCAGAGACTACAGCCATTTTTTAATCCCCTATCATGAATATCAGGTAGTTGTGTGCTGATGCATTACCAGAAGATGCTCCAAGAGTGTCGAAGGGCCCACGTAGCTCGCCAATGGACCAGTTGTTTACCACTGTTGTGAGCGTGGATGTACCACCGCCAGATGCTATGCTTGTGATGATCGCGTGGTTGGTAATATCCGAGCCACCAGACCCCACACGGAGAGTAAATCCAGGTGTGTCGGAGCATAAGAATAAGGCGCGATCCGTGTACCCCACAGGAAACCCAAGAGTCTGTACACTGCCCCCACCATTCCTGAAGTTGTTGCCTATGAGGACCGTGATCTTTACCGTGCCCCTGGTCAGTTGGTAGAGCTTCAGCGTGCCGGAGGTAGAGCCATTAATGAACGGGAATGCTGGGTCTTCGGGATTGATGTATTTCGCACTAAGAAAGCCAGAGAGTGTTGCGTTGACTGCTGCTAGGATGGACCCGGTTAATGATAGATTGGTGGCTGATAAGGTGGCTCCGATGAAAGCCCCAAGTAGAGTCAGGTTGTTGACTGATATGCTGCCATCATTGAACCACTGCCCCGTGACTGTCCCCGCAGAGCTCTTGGTAAGTATTGACCCACCAAAGGATGAGTATACTGGCGGATTGGATGCACCCAGGCTTCCATCTGCCGTAGTGTCAGCAAAGGTGGTGGTCGTATTGTCGTTGATGGTTGTCAGGAGCTTGAATACTGCCCCACCAACTACTGTGCGGTAGATTTTCCTTGCTGTTGTGCCCGTGACCCCCACCGCTATTCCCGTCAGGTTCACCGATTGGTTGCCCGTGGTGGTTGTGATGGTAAACGTTGGTGACTGGAGGCTCTCCCCATCAGCACTAACCCAGGTGTAGACATACTTGTATATGCCGATACCCAGGTTGGTCGAAGCGGCCAGGGTGCCACCAGGAGTCACGGACGGGTCGGCGGAGATGGCCTGTATTGCCAGGTTGTTTTTGATCGTCACCTCCTGGTCCTTCATCACGCCCGTAAGTAGGTCTCTGATGTCGTTGAACCAGGCAGCGGTGATGATGTTCGATCCGCTAGTACCATTCGTCCTAACTGTCAGTGGCATAGTCTTCCACCCTTAATTGTACACGAGAACCGCCCATAAATCACACTCCTAGAAGACCTGCATAGTGTAAGTCACATCAATCTCCAGGTCGTTGGTATTGTTGTGGTTGTACCCGAGTGCCGCGTAATTATGCAGGTTCGTACCACCCACACCGATAGTTTGCTTATCCGCCAGCCCAACATGTGCAAATAGCAGGTTGGTTGCTGTCAGCCCTGAGAGGAAGAACTGCATGGTGCCCTGACCCAACCCAGGAGAGTAGGAGGCCGTTAGGGTGGCTCGCTTGTTTGGGTTGAAGGTAGGGTCGTATTGTGCCTCGCTAACCACGGAGGATATCGTGTCGAGTATCGTAGGCCCCCTCACAGCCAGGTCATTCAGTGGGTGCGCGTTCGTCAGGAGTCCTACCAGGGTATAGGTGAATGGTGGACCGAAAGACTTGTATGAGAAGGTCACAGTCTCCTGGCTTGCTGTTCCTGGCGAGAGGACGAGTTGTGTGTCGCCGGTCAGTGTGGGGTCTGCCGCTAGTTGGATGGTTGGATCGCCTGGATTACCACCAAGCGAGACTGTGGTTGAGGCTGTGTCGATGACGAGATATATCGGCGGTGCATATAAGCCACCTGGAGCCTGTGCGAGTGCGGTCAGGCCGTAATTGGTCACAAGATTATGGAAGTGGTGAATTGGGACCCACAACCCATTCCGGCGCTCACTGAGGACCCAATCCACCCGTACCCTAAGTTGTAATAGTTGCAAATCCTGGGTAGGCGTCATGCCCGTCTCCTAATACCGACGCATGGGCACAATACCCACCTGGCGTTGTTGATGCATGCGTCCAGGCGTCACGCACCTGCACGTTGGCGAGAAGCTGCTGGAGGACCACAAACTCCGTCACCTCGTCTGGGTTGGTATCCTGCTGCACGATGGCCGGGAGCTTGAGCAGGAAGTCGATCAGGTTCCAGTCCCACGCACCCAGGGTCAGGTGGAAGATGAACTTGCCGCTGCCGTAGGGGTCCACCACCACATTCTGTACGAGGTAGGTCGCGTTGATCCCTCTTACCGCGTTGACTACATGGATCAGCATACCCGATTGGATGCCTGGTTGGTAGGTGTCGATTTTGAGAGTGACCAGGCCGAATGACTGCTGGGAGAGAAGGACCTTGCTGCGCTGTATGGCTGTGGTCACATCAAAGATAGTGTTGTCCGAGATGGAGCCATCGAAGTAGCCTCCGAAGAACTTGCGACTAACCTCATCAGTAATCACCAGGGAGAGTGGGAAGGAGTAGCGATACTTGACCAGAACAGTTGCTCCCCCGGCTGGTGCTACGTCAAAGGTCGCAGTATCAGCACTCTGGTCGATGAGCACGTCAGCCAGGCCACCAGCGGACTTGAGGGTATTGGCTGGACCGGATGCATTTGCCCGGCCTACAACCTTCTCTGCGCCATTCACGAGAACGTGGTACAGCCCATCAGTGGTAACGAGGGGATGATAGGCTAATGGGAAGGTCGTATTGTTCCCGTTCGCAAGAGTGCTTACATCCTGCGTGAAATTGTTACTGGTCCTCGTTCCACCATAGAAGAAGACCCGATTAATAATAGAGTTATCATCCAGTAAAAACTCCGTGACTGCGTGTGGGAAGGTCAGCACAAAGTCTGGCTGGTCACTCAGGTTGAACGGTGCAGAGCTAGCCGAATTGGGGGAAACATAGCGCAAGAACTTCTGGTAGTCCACGAAGATGATAAAGCCCGTGATCCCCGCGATGGTCTGTAGCACTTGCTCCACGGACACGTTCCTGAAGTTCTTTACAGCGAAGATGAAGGAGGCGTTTGTGGGGAGGAAGGTCAGGTCGATCCAGGGGGCGTACTTACTCATGACGAACTGGATGATCTGGATGTCGGTCTGCGCCACGAAGGTCTCATTCACGATAGTCCGTTGCAGGCTGGTGGAGTAGTCTACCCCTTCAACAGTCGTGAAGTTTCTCCTGGTATTCCCGAGAACGGAGGTCGTGGTGTCGGTGTACTTCGTCGCAAACCCACCAAATACAATGGCCCCCGATGCGTCTGTGACAACGATTTCTCCCTGCCTAACAAGAGATGGGTCAGCATGGAGGGTGATGATGGGGAGTCCGGTGATTGGCCCTCCGAAGATGCGTGGCACGATGGCTGGGCTGGTGGTCCTTTGTGGTATGGCCTGTCCTGCACCTACAGCAGTATTCATCGGCCCCAGGTCGGTGTTGAACTTGATCGTAGCCGCCCTGCCCTGTGTGCCTCCGGAGGACCCAGCCCCGGACCCCTGCCCCAGGGTATCCTCTATCTCAACGGTTAGCTGGTCTACATGTAACGTGATGTCCTGACCTGCCAGAGTGATGGAGTATGCCATTACCGCAACATCCTCCCCATCCCATTCATCTGTAGGTGCCCGGTGATGTAGTTGACCGTCCAGGAGCCTAGCACGCGCCCTTCAAGGATGAGGTTATAGGTAGCAGTCCCACCACCATAACCACCACCAGCGCGGACGGGGATAGAGGACATGCCACCCATAGCGCGATTGAGGGCCACTTCGAGCCGTGGAGCACCAGACTCTATGCCCTTCGCTATCTCGTTTATGAAAGCAGGCCCAGTCTTATCCAGGTCCTTCAAGGGCCCCATCTTGGCTGGTGAGCGGGGTAGGTGGTTGGCGACCCAGGAGACTATGCCAAGAATGGTGTCCTTTATGCTCTGTATTTTGCTAACGATCCCATCAATGAACCTCTGAAAGGCACTTGTAGCCGCATTCCATAACATGTTCCCCAACCCGGACAGAGCAGCGATTATCTTGCCTGGGAGGTCCTTGAAGAATTGAACCGCCTTGCTTATCCCGGTGGTGATCGCCGTATGTATGCTGGTCATCACCTCATTGAACTTCGCCTGTGCCTGGGCCTTGAGTACGAGGATATGCACGATCACACCAACTACAAAGGCGACAATCAGAGCAATAAGTGCATTCCATCCATTTTGC